GAACACAAAGGCTGGGAAGATCGAAGTGTCTGAAAAGGTTCCTCCTAAGCTGAGAAAAGAAGTAGCCTTGCATGAGAAAGTTGAATCGAAAGCCCTAAAAAAGGCAAAGTGACGCAATAATGAGTCAACATAATCGCATACCAAAATCGCGTCAACTCACTTTGTCAAATCTTTCGGATACTTCACTTAGTAATAAAATTCAAATTTAAAGGAAATTATGGATAAAGCTATATCAAAAATACAGAAGGAAACCGCTAAAGTAGGCGCAGACCTCAAGTCTCTCAAGAAGGCCGACATAAATCAGGACAAAATTGTTGCTACAGCAAAGAAAATGAAGAAAAAGGCAAAGAAAGGTTGCTAGAAGATGTCGAAAATAAAGAAATCGACGAAGCCAGAACACGAGATACTTGCCCGTAATGCTGAATGTAACAAGAAGTGGCTTGAAGGCACTAGAAAAACTAAACGTGGTAAATTTGGATTCGGATTCTTTACTAATAGAATTTTACCCAGAAATACCGACTCGAAGCCGTAGTCGTTAAAGCGACGGCTACTTCACAAAGGTGTAGTTTCTAAGATGACACACACCCTTATACTGATTGCAGAAGTCGCAGATAGAGTTATGGAAAGTGCCTTGGTGACCCATAGGCCATACCCCACCCTTAGCACGAGCGCATTCACAGCAAATATATTGCTGATACCTTCTACCCATGTCGGGCTCAGGCTCTTCACCACCGCATAAATGACTTTTTAACCAATCGGGCATAAAAAAAAGCCCGCACTTTAGAATACGGGCCAAGGATGTTCAATGAAAAAAACCTTACTTCTAAACGTGCTCTTTTCGGGGATTCACGTTCAACAACATACTACTACGTAATTTATTTTAAGGAAAGAAAAAGCGGCCATTGCAGCCGCTAAATTTCAGGGGTGTCAACCTATGAAGTTAACAAGTGTAATCTATCAGCCTGGGAATTAAAAGAAAAGCCCGGCAACGCACCGGGCCCACTGTATTGTCTTTAGTAGTGGTTGCGTTCATAGTATCGGCTAAGCAATTTAGGTTCAAGAAAAAGGCCACCTACGCAGTGGCCAGGATATCCTTATAGATACAACTCGACTCTGAGTTATACTTTCACTTTACATAAAATATAATTTAAAACAAAATGAAATCATGAGTGAACTTACAGTAGTCCTAAAGGACGCAGAAAGAACGTACAGGAAGAAATTCCTTTCGTATGAAACGTATTCCGTAAGTGAATCGGACAGCTACATTTTAGGATGTATAGCAGATGCTAAGAAAGATTTTCATGGCGAGCCAGAAGAAATAACAATTAAAATTTCAATGTCTTTATAATATGCCAGCACCTCTCGGTAATCAATATGCGGTTGGCAATCCTAATAGTGGAAGACCATCCGAACACAATGTAGAAGAAATGGCCAAAAAGCTGCTCCTTTGGGCTAAAAAAGAGGAAGCTTGGATTCTTCGGGAATTTGCTCCACTAAATGGATTTTCTTGCACCACAATGCATCGCTGGGTTACTGAGAATGAAGTATTTAGGAATGCATATGAACAAGCGAAAGATATAATAGGTTGTAGAAGAGAGAAAATGTATCTAAAAGAAAGATCAGAGTCTACTTATAAAAGATATGCTGCATATTATGATTCTGATTTGTTTAAATTTGAAGAATTAATTAAAGAAAAAGATGCAAAACGCTCCAAAGATGCGGAAGGCAATAAAGTTACAAATTATAATATAATGGTTCCTAATGACCTCGCAGTTGGAGCTAACCTTCAAGCCACGCCCATATCAAATCAAATTGATCCAGGCTCTAAATAGTGGAACTAAGCGCGCCGTATTCGTTGCCCATCGCCGGGCCGGGAAAGATATCCTCGCGTTCAATTGGTGCATCTTTCAGCTATTGCTTAATCCAGGTTGGACAGCCTTTCATATCCTACCTACATACTCCCAGGCTAAAAAGGTTATTTGGGATGCCAACACCAACGAATCAAAGCGCCTCTTAGATTATATCCCTTCGGAAGTGATTGAGTCTAAGAATGGGCATGAAATGAAGATAAGGTTTACAAATGGATCTCTCTACCAACTTATCGGTAGTGATAATATTGATTCTTTGGTTGGAACTAATCCCAAGATTATTATCTTCTCTGAGTATGCCATACAGTCCCCTGCTGCATGGGATTACCTTCGTCCTATTTTGGATGTTAACAAAGGTTATGCTCTCTTTATCTCCACCCCCAGGGGTAAAAATCACTTTTACGATTTGATGTGCATGGCACGCAATAACCCTAATTGGTATTGTGAGGTCTTAGGCATTAAGGAAACTGGTGTATTATCTGAAGAAGATATAAATCAGATTAGGTTAGAAGGTCTATCAGAAGAAAGCATACAACAAGAGTATTATTGCAGCTTTAATCGAGGTGTAGAGGGTAGCTATTATGGCAGGATTATTGAAAAAGCTAGGGAAGAGAAAAGAATCTGCAATATACCATATGAGCCACGGTCTCCTGTTCATACCGCTTGGGATATTGGCTTTGGCGACTCTACTAGTATTGTTTTTTGGCAAGAGATCGGGGGAGAGCTTCGCATTATTGATTTCTATGAAGAGCATGGAGAAGGGATAGCCCATTATGCGAAGCTGTTACAAAGCAAACCATACGTATACGGTACACATTATATGCCTCACGATGCTGGGTCTGGTTCAATCCAGACGGGGCGCACTCTTCAAGATGTTGCTCGTGAACAGGGACTCAATACAACCATATTGGAAAGGGAGACGGATATTTCCATTGGTATTGAAGCGACCCGTAGTATGTTAAGCATTGCATTTATTGATGAGATTAAATGCAGACACCTTCTTAAATGCTTGGAAAACTATCACAAAAAATACAACGACAAGACACAAGCCTACTCAGAAACACCATTACATGATTGGTCTTCACACGCTGCGGATTGCGTGCGCTACATGGCAAATGCTCGCATACAATATGGCAGAGGCCCGGGATCTCTTAGCAAGGATAAGCTTGATAAGCTAAAAATGGGTGCCGGTTTTGGGCCTAAGCCAACACCAAAAGGGGGACAAATGAACCCTTTTGTAGGTCAAATATTTGGTAGATAAATCTTTTAAGTAGTATAAGAATGGGCTTACAATAGGATAAGTATGACCTCAGGAATGTTAGAACGGTCCCAAGTGGTTCCAAATATATACGAAAAGGGCTATCAAGAGGGAAAACCTGATATCGTCGCTGAAGCAGATGCAAGGTATCAATCTAATCTATCAGCCTGGCAGCTATTTTTTTGGGAACAACTGATCGACAGAAAAGTTTATTTGGGTGATCAGCGATATCTTAACCTATATAGTGGCCTCAATTACGAGCATCAGAAATACATCTTCAATGCCTCAATGCCGGTTGTCAACATGGTATGTGGTCGTCAAAGACAACATCGCAAAGCCACTCAGTTGCTTTCAACACAGGGGTCATCAGATAGAACAGCATCACAAGCCACCAAAGCCCTCCAATGCGCCTATTCTAATGATGACACCTATAATACGATTAGTAATTGCTTCAAAGAGGCTGCGGGAATTACAGGCTTATCCTTGATGCATTCATGGATAGACTATAGACGTGATCCAATCTGCGGAGATCTAAAGACTGAGTGCTTTAGTGCTGATATGGTGATGATGGATGCGTTCTGGCGTGAGATGGATTTATCAGATTGTCAGTTCATCCGAACAAGAAAGTATTTGTGGAAAGAGCAAGTCAAACAAATGCTTCCAGGCCGTGAGAAAGACATAGACCTTCTCAACGATCAGGCATACTTCGATACCAAATTTACGTTTATGCCACAGCAATATAACATCAGGCGCAAGGGCTTTTTAGCCTACGACGAATATTGGTATCTATCCGAAAGAATGGCTACATTCATCGTAGACCCACAAACATATGAAAGTACAGAGGTAGAGTTTGATAAAGAAGACCTTGCAAATCTTAAAGCTAAATTCCCCGACATTGTGGTTGTACGTGAAAAAGTACCTACAGTACGTCTTGCGATTATCGTTAATAATACTTGCATGTATGATGGTCCTAACCCTCTCGGAGTTGATTTCTACCCCTTTACTCCTTTTGTCGGCTATCACGATCTTGCCAATAATAATTACAGTTTTAGATATCAAGGCATCATAAGAAATATTCGCGATCCCCAATATCTTTATAACTATCGCCGGCAGCTAGAGATGGACTTGCTTGCAGCGCAATTTAGCGGTGTTGATGTTGAAGAGGATGCATTAATAGATGATTCAGATGCTTTTAAGGTTGGCCCAGGTAAAGTCAGGTTTTTTAAAAAAGGACGCTTACAGTCAATTATGGACAAGCCGGGTGCAAATATCAACCCAGCCCAGTTTCAAACGACCTCGTGGCTCAAAGAAGACATCCAAGGCAACGCTGGAGTTACACCGGAGCTATTGGGACAAGCAGAAGATGGTGACGTGGGTATCACTGAGCAGCTCAGACAGGGTGCGGCTCTTACAACCTTGCAAGAACTATTCGACAATCTCGATCTTTCCCAGCGCAATGCTGGCCGCCTCCATTGGGCGCTTATTCAGAAAAACTACACCCTTGGAAAGATTAGACGAATGATACAAGAGGAGCCCACCAATGAATTTAGGGACAAGAGCTTTCAAAAATATGACGCAGTGGTTACCAACGCGCCTCTCACTGCTACCACTAAACAGCTTAGCTTCTTACAAAAATATACTCTTTGGAAAGACGGTCTACCTATACCACCTGATCAACTACTCTCCGACCTTACAATTCAGGATAAAGACAAGCTCATTGAAGCGATCCAACAGCAACAGCAAGCTCAGCAACAGCAACAACAGCAGATGGCAGAGGCTCAATTACAAAACCAACACATCGTCAACGAGTCGCTGCAATCAAAAGCTATGTCAGATCGTTCACTTGCAGAAGAAAGAATGGCAAAAGGCCGTCTAGAAGCTGTCAGCATTGAAACTAAATATAACGAATCTGAGCACATGAAGGCTCTTACAGTATTGGATAAAGCTAAAGCAGCTAAAGAGATTGAATCGATGGGTATTTCAGACTTTGTATCAATTATGCAGTTGATAAATAACATCCAATCGGCGCAAGATAAAAGTGTAAAACAAGAGGTTACAAATGGGCAATAGCCATAAAAATACATCTAGCGGTGGATCAGGGAAAGGCAATACCGGAGCACACTATAGACCAATTAGAGAGAACAAAGATCCAGTACCCCCAGCAGGTGCGAGCAACTCATACGAGATGGTACGTAAAGGTATTGATCGTAAAGATGATTCTTCTCTTGCTAAAATGCCATATACACGCGAAAAAATGATGAACAAATAATTTCGGCTCTGTAGACCTGCAACGATAGGCATTAACGCTTTGAGCAGGTCAGCGCGCCATTTTTAAGGATCAATATGCCAAAAATACCGATTATATCGAGTCAAAAGAAGCCCCATGTTCCAAAAAACAAAGAATTGAGCGTGCTTCAAGATAGATTTCAAATCACTGGGAAGCCATCACTTACTTTAACTAGTTCATTTAGTCCACAGGCTAAAAAGCAAAAAGAAAATGGAGCTAATAAATGACAATGATACCCCCAAAGATCAAGAAGCTTCCTAATCTTCACAAGCCTCAAGGCTATGTCCAAAAGCCACAGATGGCTTCTAGTAATAGCAATCGTTCTATGCCTTTGCTAGGCTCAAAGATGGTTCGTTAATGGCTGTTCCTGATTTATCTTATGGACAGCTTCTTTTAGAGGCTCAAAAACAAACGGGATATCAAGAAGTTGGAGAAACTGTACAGCCTATAATGAAAAGGCTTGAAGAAACAGTAAACCAAATTGTACAAATGCAATATGAAGCTCTTCAAAAGCCTGCGGTAAATCAGCAAGAAGAAGAAAAAATACGACTAGCAAAAAAAAAGTATTATATTCATATTTTTATTGTTAAAGATGGGTTGGCTTATCATGGAATGCAAGCACCAAATGTATTAAGAATTAGAAAGCCACAATGTAGAATAACTAGACCTTCTCCATACCAAGAAGAAGATCATTATTTGTGGTCGGTAACAAATATGGATCAGGTTAAATTTGAATGGTGTATACCTGACAAATCCGCAATAGCATATATTTTAAAGAAACCCCATGAATTCGACGTTAACTACGTTAGGATGCTCAAGAAGTATTGCAATGATTCTCTTGAGAAGCATGAGGATTATTTAATCAATGGGAAGCTTACTTAACTAAACAATTTTTTTGCCTTAGCTTCAAATTTATTGACAAATGATTTGATGTTTTTCATTTCATCTCTTAATTTGTAAA